GGGCAGGCGCAGCGCCGGTTGAGGACACCATCAGCGGACCGTCGCCGGTCGTGCGGCCATGTGCCGCAATCGTGAGCTTGTTCGTGCCGGTATTTACAGTGAAGGTGTCACCTGAAACTGCCATGCCGGTGTTGTCAAGTGCCGCGATGAATGCTGCTTTTGTTCCCATGTCAAAAATCTCCCTGTTGATGATTCAATCTGTTTACGATATACCTTCCGTGACCTTTTGGCTATCCACATATCTACAGGTAGTCATTCGGGTCAAGTCCGGCCTTCCTGAAGGCGTCCCTCTCGTTTTGGAGAAGTTGCTTCAGCGTGAGTTCTTTTCCATTCCTATCTACAAATCGGTCGAGTGTCAATCCGCCTTTACGAAAAAGTTTACCTTTCGCTACACCGAGTACATCGTCCTGAAACGTAGCCGATTGGTTTCGCAGGAATTCCTGATATGTCGTCGAGGCCGGAGTTTGCCCGATAAGCTGGCGTGTGCGCTTGCGGGCAAACTCGTCGAACTTCCCCTTCGTGCCATGCGGCAGATTGTCTCGGGAAGATACACTGCCCAGATTATTGTCGGCGGTGAACTCATCGAGGAGTTGATCCTCCGTCGAAGAGTTGAAGGGACGTTCGCCGATAGGCTGATCGGTGACGATGGCGATTCTAAGGGACCGGCAATTCCAATGAAGCGGGGGAATCGGTCCCTTGCCGACCGGAAAATGCTTCCCGTCGAGCGAGCGGCATATCGGCGTCGTCCGCGAATCGAGTGTTGCAACGTAGAGTTCTTCGGTGAAAACATCCGCATTCGCTTCAAAAAATTCCTGTCTCGCTGCGTTCGAGAAAAAATTTACAGCCGTGCGCGTGATAGCCTCGGCGTTGTTGCGCGTTATTTGCGTCGCGCCGTCCACGCCATCGTACTGTGCCGACCCTACAATGCGGCGGGCGATGTCGGCGATAGACTGCCCTTCGATAAGACCGATTCGGATTTCGTTCATTATGCGCTGTTGATCTGCTTCGGCTAGTTGATCCGCCCACTGTTTCATCGTCTGCCCGCGAAAGGGCTGCTTGCTCACAAGAGCGCGGAGCGTTGCAGGCGAGGGCAGAGCCATGTCGAGGATGATGGGCATCGCTGCATGAATTTTAGAAAGAGTGAAAGCGGGTTCTGCAACAGACAGGTCGCGCATCTGGCTATTCCATTCATCCAGCGCATCGTTCATGGCCGCGCCGCGTATTTCCCCGATTGAATCCTGAAGAGCCTTTAACTTTTTTAGAACATTCGGCAGCGTGACATCGACCGGATTGCCATCAACGAGGCTATTCAACGCCCGCTCTATCCTATCTTTCAGGTCAGCCTCAGTCGCATCAAGAAGTTGTATGATGCGATTATTAATAGAACCAGAAAGGCGGAGCAGGCCAATCTGGTGAGCAACCATGCTGTCTCTTAGTTGTTCATTTCCGGTCTTGACTGCCATCGGTTATTTTCCTGCGGGCTTCGCGTTGACGCCGCGTGTCGGAATGGGCGCGATCAACGGCGCTTCCTCGTCAATTAATTCCTGCTCATCCACGAACTCTTTGTCCGTCAACCCTTGCTCTTTCATGAGGCCATGTAGCGATTCGTTACTGAGCGGAGCGCCCATCGCCTTCGCCTGCATGTAGCCGAGTAGGTTCTGTCCGGTCATTATGTCAGCGGTGAAGTCGAGGTTTGGCGCTATCTCAACTTCATCGGGATTAGCGCCCTTCAATACTGCGGCGATTCGCAAAATGCGCTCAAGAGCTTCCGCCGCCGTCATCGCAATATTCGGCAGCGAAGCCGTCTGCGCGGCAACGCGGGTCTTGAGAGCGTCGCCCGATTGCTGATCTCCGCCCTTTGTCGAGAGCATGCGCGAACCCTGCTGTTGCGCGAAATCTCGGTCGTTCTCAAGCGAGGAGCGCATTTCGCCCAAGCCCTGCGCCGAGATGCCGATGTACTTTGCGTCGCCGCCGAGCGGGACTTCAATCTTCCCGCCCGCGCCCACGCGCACGGTAGATTTTGCAGCCGCGTTCTCAACGCCTGCAACCGGCGCTTCGTCAGTCGAGCCGATGATGACGAGTGTTTCCTGCGCCTGCGCGTAAAGCGATTGCCGGTAGTCAGCTTCGGCGCGATAGATTGCAAGGCAGAGATTGGCAAGGCCGAGCAGCGGCGGGATGCCGCAGTCAGAAGAGATGTCGTTCGCATTTACGAAGACGAACGGGATGTCTGTCATCGTTGTACCCGCGAGAGACGGCGCTACGAATTTGACAGAGCCGATGTCGGCGCTGTTCTCTCCCGATATGCCAGTGATGTATGTGCCGTCTGCTACCGGCGACTGGTCTTCCGAATTCACTGTCGCGAGTGCGCCCGAGAGCATGAGCGGACGGTATTTGAAAACCTCGACCCACTGCATCGCCGAGTTCCTGACAAATTCGCTCTCGTTGAGAACGATCATTTCGAGCTTGCGCCGTCCCATGACGCGCTGCCCGTCATCCCAATTTATGATACGCGCTGCCGGATAGAAAGCAATGAAGGGCATCGCGGTCGGCCCCTCGCCACTCGGGATGTCGAGCAGGATGCCACAGCGCCCGTCTCTCAACTGCGCCTCGTTCATCTTCCGCAGAAGTAGTTCAAGCGATTCGCCGTCTACTGTCGCGTTGTCGCGCATCGGCTCAAGTTCCTTCGGCAGTTTTATCTCAGGCTCTTTACGGTGCATGAGGCCGACCGCTGTCTCAACAGCATCGCGGAAGTAGCTCGGAAACATTGCGCGGGTCAGATACGCCTCGTAAGATTTCCATCCATGCTGTGACGAGTTCTCCATGCCGTCGAGGACTTGCCCTTGTGTCGGCGGAAGATACGTTGTCTTCTTCGCCTTGATGTGCCGCTCTCCCTGATACACGTCATTGAGAAGAACCCAATCTTCGAGCTTCGAGAAATATTGAGGATGCTGTGCGTCTAAAGCCATGTGAAGTCTCCCTGTTAAATGCCTTCAGTCCGCCCGTAGCGCGTGATGCGTCGGGGCGTCATTATTCGGTAGCGTGTTTCGTCACAATTAGAAACTATCTGCCCGCCCGCTAAAGCAAAGTGTCCCGCATCAGGAACGGTGATGCAGTACACATCTTGTTCTACCGAGGGGATAACGGCCACAATTTCATCTGCTGAATTAAGTACCCGATGAATTCTCTCGCCTTTAGCCCTAGATGCCTCCACCCATGCCCCATCTTCGCGCATGAATTTATGATCTGGCGTACACTCAACCCAAACGCCGCTGTGGAAAAATACACATACCGTAGCGGCCTTTCTGCGTGTCATGCGGGCATTCTTAAAACTCTCCCATCCGGCGCGGGTTCGGATATGCCCGTTGAAAGCACTCATGTCCTCGATTCGCATTGCGCCGATATCTGTCATCACGAGCGTTCCTGCTGAGAAGCATTGGTGATCGTTCGCATCGGTGTCAACGTCATCGGGGTCTTTGTCGTCGCGGGGCAGGATAGGCACGTTCTCAATCCAATCTTTGCAAAGATTGAAGATAAATAGCCCTGGCTTTTCTCGTGCGCCTGCTTCTGACTTCTTTGCATCCTTCAACCTCTGCCTGATAGCCTCGCACCCGTTCTTACGGGAGCCAGGCGACTTGTCTGCTTTCTCCCACACTAGACCGGCGAACATCCTTCCGTCAATCCTTACCGGCTGCTTCATCTGGTCGGCGATAGACGGCCCGCCGCTTGTGTCCCATATCGCGCTATCCGCCGGTCCAGTGCCTACGCGGGTTACGCCGGTATTCTTGTCCCGCAGCCCCATCGCCATCTCCCTGACAAGTATGCCTTCTGTAATCTGCGAGGGCGTCAGGCGCAGCCCCTTGTTCTGCCCTGGGATGGCGATGTACCATTCAGCGATTCGGAAAATATCCCCGCGCACGGTTTTCCGAGTCGTGCCGTCGCGCAGTTTGACATCCGTGCCGTCGCTTTCCGCCCACCATCCGACCGAGGCGGGGCGCGATGACCCCCAATCGAAGCTGCGGTTGATGCGCCAGTTGCTCGGTATCTCGAACGGCTGAACGACGTGGACACCGCTCTCCCACAGGTCATCGAACATGCCGCCGGACTGAATATCCCAACTGCCGCTGACCCACGCGGCAAGTTCAGCGGGATTTCTCGCCGCCTGCTTGATATTATCCATGTAGTTCGGCTCGGCTTTAGAGAGTTTCAAGTTCTCTTTGAAAGAAGCGGATATCGCTATGCGCGGGCGAATCTCTTTCATCGCCCCGCTCTCTCCGTCGAATGTTTCCTCCTCGAGAATCACCTTGTCGCTCATGTGCGGCAACTGGAAGCGGCGCTTGACCCAATTCATGCCTTTGCCGTATGGGTTCGTTGTCGCACGGATTTTCCGAGGGAGTGGGCGACCGTGCTTATCGCGCCGTGCAGGATCGACGGACGAACGCGAGCAGGACATCATCAGCTTGTAGCAATCCGGCGTCGCCCAATTACACAATTCTTCCCATCCTTGCCAGGGATACTCGTGTCCGTGGTATCCTTGATAGTCTTCAGCAACGCGCATGTGGCGAAGAAGTAATTGTTCCCCTTTTGGGAATGACCATGTGTTTTCATTCTTGTTAAACGTCGCCGTCGGAAAGATGCGCGGGATAAGTTTGCGGCATTTCTTCCGAACGTCGTCAAGCTGCGGATAGGTTTCGCGGAACAGGATGCCGCGCCATTCCGCGCCCCACCCGACATCGACGTGCTGAAGGAAATCAACAATGAGCGCGTCAGTCTTCCCACCGCCTCTGTTGCCATGTAGCAGAACTTCCCACAAGGGGCATGACAGAAAAATCTTTTGTGCGCCTGCCTGCGCCTGCCAGCCGATCTCCTCATCCGGCGGAACAAGCGCAGGAGGCGCACCGTCATCAAGCGTATCGTCGTCGGCCTCATCATCTGCGTCTTGCAGAAATGCCCACGGATCGACCTTGCTCTTCTGATTTTCTTCGAGGCGTTGTAGCTTCGCCTTCTTCCATTTCTTCAACTTGCCTTTGACATCAACTTTGATTTTAGCCATTGACGACCGGCCCGCCCGTCGTGGGCTTTTTAGCTTTTTCTGTTGTGTCCTTTTTAGCTTTTGCGGTGATTAGCTCTTTATTCTCCGCAGGAACGGGGATAGCCGGTTGATGTTCAATCGTCAACTGACTGGCCTTGCGATGTTCCTCAAGCTGCTGTTCCCAACTGAGCGCGGCCTGCTCCGGCGTACCGCTCACCATAGGCACAATTAGAACGCCGCCCCTGAACGCGGACTGCGGCTCGATGTTCTCGCGGAACTTCTCGGGGCGATGTCCTTTGAGAAGAAGTTCGAGCATTCGGTCGCTGTACTTGCGAATCGTGATGGGGATGGGGTCGCCGAGCCAGTCGGTCATAAGTTCGCCTGCGCGGGGATGCCCTTTCGGGTATTCGTGATAGATGGCCTTCCCCTGGTACGTCACATGATCGTCGTAACCATCGACGGCGCGACGCCATGCTTCTTCCTCAAGCCGGTCGGCAGCCATCTCCTTCGCCTGCTCATATCGTTCCTGAAAAGCAATGTCTGATTTCATCCAATGCTGCCAACGACCGCGTTTGACGATAGCCATCTGCAACGCCTTCGTGACATTGCCCGTTTCGGCCAATGCCTTCAGAAAGCGAATCTGCTTTCGGACTTTCATCTTGGAGCTATAATGCTCGGCGGAGATTGTTTTGGGTTCTTCGTACATGGGGCGCTTCAGGAATCCTCCTGAAATCATCATACAGTTATGTGGGTAGGGCTGTAAACCCACACACCTGTAATGGGCGAATCAGGCGTCACTTGTTCCCCCTTGCTTCCCACGCGGTGAGGGCTTTGTCTGTCATGTTATAGCCTCCCGCTTTCTGCTGCCCTACGCCATTTATCGGCATCTTCGTTTGCTTTAATCACGTTCTCCAACTCCTTCACCCGTTCCCGCAGCGTTTCGTTTTCTAGCCGTTCATTGGATAGCGTGGCATCTCTTGTTATTATCGCGTTTTCTAATACCCTCACCCGTTCCCGCAGTTTCTCCCCTTCGGCTGCGGCGGTGAGGAGGGTTTGCAAATGCGCATCGTGGCGTTCACCGTAGGAAATGCCCGTAAAGTATTTAATCGCCTCCGCAACATCGCCCTGC